CCACACCAGTAGCGGGACGAACACGGTCAACGTGAGGACGGAAAGAGCGTCAAGGGCAGTCATGTGTCAGTTCTCCTGAGTGGTGGTAGTTGCGGCGCGGCGGGCGAGCAGGTCATTGAATGAAACCTGCAGAGCCGCCAGCCCTTCTTGCAGAACGCGAATCTCGTCCTGGAATGCGTCGTGCTCCAGTTCGTGGGCGGCATCGTCCTCGGAGGCTGCTCCGGTGCTCTGATCACGCAGAGCGGTCACCAATTCCTCGATCGACCGAAGCTGCCGGAACGTCTGGCCGTCGAACTTGACCTTCTCCTCGCCGGGCGTGAACAGATCGTGCAGGTAAGTCAGCTTCTGGCTGATCCCACGAAGCTCGCCCATCAGTTGTTCGTGCTGTTGCGGTGTCACCGCGTTCTCCTGATCTGGCACCACGGAGGCGCCGTTGTTGTAAGTGTCGGTCGCGAAGTAGACGTGGGGGTGGTCCATGTGGTTCTGGGTGGTGGACCCACGATCCTCCATGGTCCGCCAACCGCCTTTGGGGTTCTCCAGGTAGGTCCCCGACGCGGGGTAAATCCGCTGACGCCAGATGACCCACCCCAAGCCCCAGTCGAGGCCGTGCGCGAGGACGAACTCGGCGATCACGTTGCCCATCTCCGTGTCCACGCCCATACCGTGCTGCGTGACCATGAAGTCAATGGCGCGCCCGGAAACGTGCTCTGAGCTGGAGCCGAACCCCCACAGAACCCCGGGGGCCCTGCCAAGTGTCTCCTGACAGTGGCGAAGCACTGCCAGCGCCTTCTTCCGGGTGTTGGGAGTGACGTTGCCGAGAGTGGACATGGCCTTGGTGTACTGCTGATCAGTCATGGGTCCCTCTGGGGTAGACGCTTTGAGCCAAGTATCCCACTTTGCAACCAACGTGGCCAGATCAGCACCATAGGTGCGCGCCGCTTTCGTGTACGACCCAGAGTTGTAACGAGACCCGGCAGCCTCGATGGCCGCGACGTCCTGCCCACCCTTCAGGTACGTGACGAAGTCCGTGTAGCCAACGACGGCTGACATGTACGGGTCCCACCAAGGGTAAGATGGCCGCTGCGTGAAGTACCCAGGGTAGGTGATCTGGAGAGGTCCGACACCGTTGGACACCGCGCCGCCCAACACCGCCGGCAGGAAATGCTGCGTGAAGTTCTCGTATGTCACCGGGATGTCACCGCCACGGGGATAGACGATTCCCCCCAACGTGACGGGGCCCGTCTTGGTGCTGAGAACTCCACCGGCGTCGTGCCCGTAGATGTTGCGCCCGCCGGACTCCTTCTCTGCCAAAGCAGCAGCGATGCTGTAGGACAGACCCGCCGTTTCCGCCGCTCGCGCCAGATCCGCGGCGTTGTGCAGCCCGTGCTTGGCGAAGATCTCCGCGGGCGTCATAGCGCTGAGTTCCCAGGAAGTGTCGGCGGGTCTTCCCGTTGACGATGCACGGACCAGTTGTACACGATGTTGTGCCCCCAGGTGATCCAGGTTGTCAGCCGGCTCTCCAACGCGCTGATACGTTCTTCTTGCGCGGCGGAGCGCGCGTCCGCCCGCTCCGCGATGGCGAGCGCCTTCTCGGTCACGTCGTTGGCGTTGGCCACAGACGCCGTGTCCCGATCAATGGTGGGCTTGTGGCGCGTGGCCAACCAGGACCACACCCCACCGCCCCCGAAGGCGGTCAAGACACCTACGATGATCGCCTTCATGAGTTCTGGATCAATCATCAGAGCCCCTGGAGTGGAAACGTGCCACCGCCGTCTCTACCTTTGTCCGATGGCGATGAATGTCCACGATCCGAACGACGGCCCCCAGGAAGGACGTGAAGGAGATGATCCAGTGCAGGGGGGCTGTGGGGAGGACGATGAACGCCACGACGGTGTACGTGGCCCAACCACCCGCCACCAGCCACATTCCGAGTTCGTCCAACCGCCACTTCCTCGACAGGTCAGTGCCGTAGTGGGAGCCCCACAAAGCCAGCGACCCCCCAAGCGTAAAGAAGGTCCCGATGGAGGCCTCGGCCCATGGTGGGGACGCCGGGATGACGACCGACACCCCGGTGTCAAGGAAAGAGGAAAAGAAGAGTACAACCCCAGAGATGGTCCAACCGATGAGCATCACCGTGGTGAAGGGCGACGGTTTCACATGAACACACAATCTGGGCGCTCCTTCGGTAGACGTTTACTGCGACAAGTCTAGCTAGGTAGTGCGCAAAGTGCGTGGTGGCGGTGGCAGCAGTTCCGCAGTCACGTCCACCCACTCAGGCCCGCCGGCTGTCGGAGGCTTGGACACACCCTCTTGAGTCGTGCGGAAGAGGCGATGCCCGACGCGAACAACCCAGTCCTTCGGATACACAGCGTTCCCCAGCCCCCGGTACGCCGGCCACGCCGTCAGAGGTGACCCGGGGGTCGGCTGAGCCCCGTCACGCGCGCGGACAACCCGCGAAGCGACCTCGGCCGCCAGGCGCTCGGCGTTCGCCAGCGTCTCCAGGCGGAGCCGAATCGCCCACAGAGGATTGAGATGCGCATCGAGCGCAGCCAGTAGGGCCGCAGCTTCCGCGGACTGCAACTCGCTGAAGCCTTCGGGCACATCAATGGAGTACGTGGTCATTCAAAAGCACCTCTCATAGTCGGTAGGACCCACCAATGAAGGGCCACGCAGAACCTGAACCGGCCTGCGCGACGTACTGCAACTCGCCGCCCGGGGTTACCCGAGCGGTAGCCGAGCGTACGACGCCGTCAACAGCGGAATCCAAGGACACGACTAGGGGCATGGTGACTGTAGGACAGATGGCTGCGGGCAGCCCGGTGATGACGCTGTTCGCACCTTGCGCCCATCCCGCGGCCATGTACATTCGCCCCCGCCAGTAGACAACGTCTCCCTGCAACAGCCATTCGAGAGCGGAAACGACGGTGATTCCTGAGACAAGCGTTCCCCCGTGGGGTTGCCACCCGGCGGTAGCCAAAGAGTCCTTCAAGGATCCCCCCTCCCAGGTGACGTCGCCGGCGTCCCCCAGGTGGACCACGCCAGTGGCTTTCGTGCGGGCCGTGCGCCCTGGGCGAGCCTGCTCCGCGACGGTCTCCGCAAAGCGCTCCCCGGCCGGCTGCAGCAGATCAGGACGAGCTACCATCAATCCACCTCGATCGCGAATTGGACGTCCGTCGTCATGGACTCCTGATCCAGATCGTACGTCCTCTTCAGGACAACGGCCGCGTAGATCGCCGGGGGCACCGTGCGCCACCCATCCGCCCAGTTGACGTACACCAGCGAGCCGAGGGGCCACCGAGCCGGGTGGTGCTGGAGGTCGTCGAGGAAGGTGCGGAACTGCACCTGCACCAACCGAATCGGCCGACCCGCCAAGACGGCTTCAGTCTTCTCTCGCAGAAGCGCCGCGTTCTCGACATCACTCTCGGAGTGAACCATCTCCAGCCAAGGGCCTCCGAAGGAGCTAGCAGAGTCCACGATCGTGAGAAGAGTGCCTTCGTCACTGCCGGAGCCCACCCCGTAGATTCTGGACACAGGCTCGTAGCTGGTGCTCGTGCCGACGTCGAGGATCTCGGGCTGGGGAGCCGTGGAGTCGAGGTACATCCCGCCTGAGCCGAGCCCCGGTGAACCCTCGAAACCGTGGCGAAACACCCAGTGGAACCGTCGACGTGAGGAGTCCACCCACTCCGGATCGAAGCGGATGTCGGGGCCGTTCTGGAGATCGGTGATCGCACGGATCAGCTTGTCGGCGTCGTTGTTCGCTACGTTCCAGCCCTTGTACGTCTTGGTGTGCGCACCGTCTGTGAACGAGGTTCCACGAGTGATGGGCAGCGCACCCCCGGGACGCGCCGTGGCGTATTCGAGCAACTGCCAAATCATGTCGCCGTAGCCGCCGGTGACGGTGACTTCTGACGCGGCGAGAAGCCCTTCTTCCCCGTGGGCGTAGTCCCGCGAGGTGATGATGCGCCCTGAGAGTATCTTCTGAAGGCTGACTCCTTTGAAGGTGACCTTTCCGAAGGCCTCGTCCTGACTGGGATCCTCGTCGACGACAGCCGCGGCGACGATGGTCTCGTCCCACGCCAGCAGTAGGGTTGAGGCCCACGGGAGATCCACCCGGTCCGGGATATGCTGCAGATCCTCATAGGCGACAGACAACGTGATGGTGTCCGCTGAGCCGTTCAGGGGCCCGAGGGTCGCGCTACCGCCCTGCTGCAGCGGCAATGAAGCGCGCACGATACCCGTCTGGGTATCGGCCAACCAAGCCCGCCACACCTGTCACGCCTCCCAGAACAGCTTCAACGCCGTCTCCCCGCGAGGGAATGCGTAAGGCTCGTAGTTCCACCACGCTTCCCGGAGAAGCTGCACGGTGTGCGTTCCTGCCGTGACGTCGTCCAGGCGGAACGTGGTCAGCGCCTGCGCCCACCGGGTGTCGAAGCCCACCTCTTGCTTCCACACCTCCACCCCATCAAGCTTCACGTAGAACATCACCGACCCAGGATGAAGATCCTCCCCGGTGTACCCGTAGTCGGAGGTGATGTTCGCCGAGAGTTCCCCGCGCAAAGATCCTGCGGCCGGAACCGTGATCGTCTGGGTGGTCAGGCTCGTAAGAGCCGTGGGCAACTCCGTCAAGGACCCGGGAACGCCGGAACGCCACTCCATGACACTGGCCCCTCGGATGGCTCCGGACACTGCCTGGACGCGGCTGCCGCTCGGGGCCGTGGACGTGGTGGCCGTCTGCCCCGCAGCGATAGTGCGCTGTCCGAGGACGATGGCGCCCGCAGGAGCGGCGCCGCGCACCAACTTGGGCCCGGTGTAGTCGTCGACGTAGATGGTGTCCGTGGCGGTACCTGACGCAGGGGCCGTCGTGTATCCCGTCGTGCCGGCGGGCCAGGTGTAGAGAACTCCACCAGCCCCCTGTGACTTCACACCCGCACCCGCAGCGTAGTTGTAACGAAGGTCCACGCGCCCAGTCACCTCACCGCCGTACAACATCGGGCTGGAGGCAACGTTGGAGATGAGGCCGGCGAACATCCGCTGGATGTCCTCTGGCGTGGTGCCATCAGGAGAGCTGGTAGTGCTCCGTATCAAACCGAACTGGCCTGCCACTTCGTGCCCTCCTCTAGATGTACGTGTCCCGTAGGATCATAGCCGCGGAGCCATACCCCAGACCCTGCACGGCGAACGCGTGGGTGATGTTGCCCTTCGGCGGCACACCCGCCCAGACGGCCTCGGTGAGGTCCTCGCTGCGGTCCACGCCGCCCACCGTCACCGTACCTCGCAAAGAGTCCACCTCGACAGGGGCTGTGGGATCGACCACGCCGACCCACGTAACCGCCAGATCTCCCGCAGTGATGCGGAACCCGGAAGGCGCGTCTCCGTAAACGATGAACTTGGGGTAGGCCGTGGCGTTGCCCTCATTGACGAGACTCCCGGCCTGCGGGTTCTCGATGTCGGAGCCAAACTCCAGGACACCAGTGTTGACGTTATCGCCGTCGGCGAACAGCGGGTACAGCAGCCCGAAGCCGAAGCTGGTATCCGGGGCGTCGGAGTTCTTCTCCGACCCGTAGAAGTACGGGTCTGGAGCGATCAGCGGCAGCCTCCAGCGAAGGATGCCCTGGTAATGCCTCGAGGTGTCCAAGATGGGGAACTGGTCGTCCGGCTGTACGTACGCCCGGTAGGAGATGCCCTGCCAGGAGAAGTCCAGCGTGCCAGTACGGGTGGCGTCGGGCCATAGCGCCGTGAGTTCTGACGCCTTGCGTAGCACCTCCGCGCTGCCCGAGAGCGTCGGGTCGTAGCGCACCCAGCCGGCCAGTGTGATGTCCCGAGGGTCCCGGAAGATGCGAGGGTACGTGGAACCGGACCCCACATAGGAGCCCCGGGCGCTGCGGATCTTCACACCCCCCGGCAACCCGGTGAAGGTGTCGCACACGAACTCCCCGCGGAAGTCCTCGTCGCCGACCACCATGGGGATGGTCGCGCCTGTGGGGTCGGTCAAGACAAGAGCCGTGCTACGCATACGACAACCTCCGGTTCGCCGCCTCGAACGCCGCCTCCATGGACCTCTCCGTCTGAGACTGCATGGACTTGGCCGGGTCGAGGATGGGCGACACCGTGATGTTGAGAGGCGCCATACCCGCCATGCCAGAGCCCGCTTGCGTGGCTACCATGCCCGGCCATGTAGCGTCGACCCCGCTCAAGTTGAGCGCGTCCGAGCTTTGCCGCGCGATGACGCGCGAGGCCTCGACAAGCTTCGGCGCCGAGGCCAGCATGCCCTTGGTGAGCCCGTCCACGATGGCTTTCCCTCGGTAGGGGGTCCAGCCTCGGCCGGAGAAGGCCCCTATCTTGGCAGGCGAGTTCGGCAGCGCCAAGGCCGCTCCGGCGGCCAGCGCGGCGCCCGCCAATGTCGCTCGCTGGATCCAAGACTCCATGCCCTCGACAAGACCCTGCCCAAGGGCCGAGCCTGAGCTGAAGCCTTGGGCCTTCCACCCAGAGGTCGCAGTTCCGATGGCGCCGGCGAAGCTTTCCAGACGATCAAGAGCCCGCGCCAGGCCATCGTCCAAACCCTCCACGATCCCGCCGCCAGCGGCGGTACCGCTCTGGCCGGCGTCGCTCGCCCACCCGGTCAGTATGGCGTTGGACGTCGCGGACATGCCCTGGAGTTCGCCAGCTACACGGCCTGACATGTCCGCCATGTTCGCCCCCGCCGTGAGGGACATGGTGGAGGAGTGCCCGCTGACCGAGTCCTCCATGGACGCCCAACTGGTCTCCGTACTGGTCGCCAAGTCTTTGTTCTTGCCCATGAAGGTGTCCCAGATGCCCCCGAGGGTCTCGAAGAACCCTTTGACGTCTTCCACGAAGGTGGCGATCTTGTCCCCAAGGTCGGTGAAGAACTGCTTCACCGCCTCGAAACCTGTTTTGACGCCTTCCACGAAGGCGGCGATCTTGTCCCCAAGGTCGGTGAAGAACTGCTTCACCGTCTCGAAACCGGTCTTCCACCCCTCGATGAGCCCTGTGAGGAACCCCAGCAGCGCCGGGAGAGCTACTTCCGTGACCCAGTTGACGAACTCGGTGAACTGCCTCAGCCAGACCGCGAGGCCATCTCCGAGGGCCTGCACCAGCCAGGAGAATCCCGCCTCGATCCCCTCCCAGATGGGGGTGAGGACAGGGAGCAGGTTCTCCTGGAACCACATCACCACAACAGCCACCGCGGCTTTGATGCTGTCCCAGGCGGCGATGACCGCGTTCCTGAAGTTGTCGTTGGTCTTCCACAGATGGATCAGGATGGCGACTATGGCGGCGATAGCTATGACAACCCATGTGATGGGGCTGGCAAGCACCGCCGCGCTCAAGAGTTTGACGCTCGACAGCAATTTGGTGAAGAGCCCCGGGAGACCGCCCACGGCCTTGGCCACAGCTCCAAATACCTTCGGCCAACCACCGAATATCTCAACCAACGGGCTGAGTTTGATCATGGTGGCCAGAACTCCGGCTAGCGCCCCACCCAAGACTGCGAGCACAGGCAGCGCCGGGGCTATCGCGGTGACTATGGGAAGGAACGCTTCCGCTATCCCCGTAGCAACCTTGGTGATAGTCGGTATTAGGTCAACCAGGGCGTTGAAGAGATCCGCGAATAGTGGCATGACAGTGGCGAAGGCGCCCGCTATGGAGGCGATAGCCACACCAACCGATTCCCAATCAATGCTGTCGAGAGCGGCCTTGATGGAGTCTCCCAAGGTCTTCAAGCTACTCGATACCTCGGGAGTCGCCAGAACAGTGATGATGCCGTCCACCAGGCTCCTGAAGGCCCCACCAAAGGCCTCCAGTACGATCCCGACTCCACGAAGGGCGATACCGATTTCTTCCTTCATCGTGCCCATGTGGGCTGACAATCCAGACAGACCGGCGGCGGCGCCGCCGAAGAGACCGCTCAACCCACTCTGGATCTCTGACGTACGAAGGAAAGCCTCAAGGGTCATCATGGCTTCGGAGAAGCCCTGGAACCCGTTCGTGGCGGCCCCCGTGGCATCGAGGATGGCTCCGAACGAGCCGAAGAACCCACCTATGCCGTCCCGCAAGAACCCGAGTTGCTCGTTGGCGGTCTCGATGGCCTCCGCGACCTTATCCGCGTCCATGGACCACTCGTAGAACTGGTCCCCGATCTCGTTCACCCAGCCCCCGAAGTCCGGGAGGTACCGAGAACCAATGACCGAAAGATTGATGAGCCCTTGAGTTATGGCGACGAGACCCTGAGCAGAGTTCCTGAATGCGGTCTCCACGGACCCCAGGAAGTTCTCCAGCACCCCGTTGGACAAGCCAACATAGAGCTGATCCAGGACAGCGGTGAAGGTGGCGCCCATCGCGGCCGCAAGACCCTCGAATCCGGTCTTGAGTTGCGGGATGGTCTCGCCCATCAACCGATTGAAGGACTCCGTGGTAGCCGGCGTGAAGAAGCTCTGCTGAACGGCCTCCTTGACGCCCTTCATCTGGTCGGCCGCGTTGCTCCACGCCTGGTAGAAGGACTGCGCGGATTCCACAGAAGAATCCTTCAGGCCACGGAAGGCCATCGCGGCCACAACCACAGTGGCGCTGAGCGCTCCGATGCCGGCGGCAGCCGGCAGCAAGGCCGGGACGATCATCCCGAAGCCCTCGCCGAAGGCGGCGATGGCCGGTACCGCTGATATGAGCAGCGAGCCCAAGTGCGCCACTGCGGGCGCCACAGTGGCCAACTTGATGGCTACCTTGTCCAGACTCGCGAAGATCTTGTACATGCTGTCGCGGAAGCGACTCACCATCCCCGCGCCGGACAGACCCTTCAGGGCGTCGCCAGCCTTCTTCAAACCGAAGACGTTGACGTAGAGATTGACCGTGCGGTCCCGGGCCACGGTGGCCAACTGCCGTCGGGCGTTCGCGGCGTCGACGTCCAGGTCAAGAGTGATCTCACGATCCGCGGTGAGCTTCTTCAGCTCTGTGCGGTACTCGGCCAGACTGGCTTCTTCGATGGACAGCTTCGCGCCGACCTCGATGCGCCGGTCGCGGGCGAGAGTCTGCAGTGCTTTCTCGGCCTCCGCGATACCGTCCATCTGCGCCTGGATCTCCGGCGTGATGGTATTACCGGCCTTGTTCTGCCACGCCACCAGGTCGGTCATGGCCTCAGACAGATCCGCTTCGAGTTTGATCTTCTTGGCGTCGTCCTTGACACGTCGAAGCTCCGCCTTGAGCTGCGAGATGTTGGCCTGCGCCTTAGCGATCTCCAAGCGCACGGGGACGTCCGCCTCGCGCTGCATCTCGACCAGAGATTCCCGCATCTTCTCGATCTTCGCTCGCGCCTCAACGACCTCGGCCCGAATGTTGATCTTCGACTGGACCTTCAGGTCCTGGATGCGCTGCTTGACGTCAGCGATGTTGTCGGTGGCTTTGTCGATGCGGGTGTCGAGTTCGACGCGGTACTCCTCGCGGGTCATCGCTTCGATGCGCGCGATCTCCTTCGAGAGGTCCTCGATCTTGTCCGTCTCGACCTTGATCTCGAGTTCGACGTCTTCCCAGTTGAACTCGTCCATCGACTTCTTGAGCGTGGTGATGCGCTCCTGGGCCTCTGCGATCTCCTTGGTGTTCGCCTCGACCTCGAGTTTGAACGTCGCCGGCCTTTCGAGGACCTTGCGCCGGGCTTCCGCCTCGGCGGTGTCCAGCAGGGCCTCGAACACCGTCTTGTGCCGCTTCTTCTCCCGACGGGCGATGGCCGCATCGAACTGCTTCGTGTCAGGAGAGACGCGGACGTAGACCTGGCCGACGTACGTCACGTGTCACCACCCCCTGTTGCGGGATTCCCGAGCGCGGCGCGCATCGCTGAAGTATCTCCTCCACGCACCACAATACGCTCTGTCGGTGGCTTGAGGGTATGGCTGGCTGCCGAGCGCCCGCCGTTCTTCATGATCAACACGTTCAGAATCTGAACGAGGACAGACAATGTGGGACCCCACTCGAACCAGTCCATGACCCGTGAGGCCTTCGCACGCCCCGAGGGGTGTGTGCGGAGGTGCTGCGCCCGGTAGAGCGACAGCGGGTTGTACATGAGGCCCTGCATCAGGAACTCGACCCGCACAGGGTCCCGGTCAATCATCTGATCGACCTCCACCCCGTAGAACCGCTGGAAGTCCGTCAGCAGTTCTACGGGGTGTTGAGCCAGCTCTTTGCGGAGCCCCTTTATTTTCCCAGTAGCATCGACTGCTGATTGAACACCCTCAGCATGACTGGGAAGATGAGATCCATGTCGATGGATGACGACCAGGCAGCGTACTTCGCTGGGCTGACCGCCATCAGTTGCAAGGCCGACTCGCACATGCTCACGATGGCGGACGACGCCGCGGTGAGCAACGCCTCGCTGAACTCAGCGTTGCGGAGCTGCGCCTGAATGTCGTCCATGCCAGAAACGGCCGCCGCGAACTCCATCTTCCCGGACGCGGACAGCGCCTTGATGGGCTTGAACTTCGGCGCCTTCTCGACGAAGACCGTGACTCGCTGCGCCTGATCCTCGTCGAGAACCGAGTTGAGAGCCTCGTCGAGGCTCGCTGGCTGTACCTCTTCCGCGGGTCCAGGAGACTGAATGCCCTCCTGGACCTCTTCGGTGTCGTCCTTCACAGTGTCCCTCTCTCACTCATCTGGATGTTACGTGGCGCTGCTGTACGCGGTCGGGTCGAACACCTGCATCAGACCTGACCGACCATCAGAGTGCGCAGGAATCGCCGCGGTGCTAGCCGCCTTGATGGTGTTCGTGACCTCCATCTCGGAGAACGCGTTGACGGACAGAGCGGGGAGCCCGGTCATGATCGAGTCGTTGTTCGGGATGTAGAAGCCACTGACCATGGTGCCGTCGAAGACGCAGATGACGTAGGCGGCAGCGAACTGCCACCCGGTGGCACCGATCACCGCGCCGCCGCCAGCGACGGCTGCCCAGCCGTTGGCCAACTTGATGACCGTGTCGGCGTCGTGCTGCAGAGGACGGAAGGACCAGGAGATGTTGGACGCGCCGTAGACGGTGCGCACCTTCTCCGTGTCCCAGGTGCCGAGACTGGTGGTGTCCCCGGCTTCGACGGAGAACTCAGGAAGAGCCTCCCGAGAGGTGTTCGCGACACGCTCCCAGCCGGTGATGGTCGGGGGAGGGGTCTTGCCCACCATGATCTGTGCGAAAGCGTTGATACCACCACTGGGCATCGCGGTGTTCGCTGCTGCGACGAAGATTGAACCCCTGCCGGCGACAACGAGCGCGGTGTCGTCAAGTGCCAAAGCTGCCATTAGCCTGTAGTCTCCCTTATCTCCATTGTGAACTGCCCGGACTTCTGAGCAATGGACTTGCCGCCGACCAAGGCTACCCGCCCAGTGTTACTGAAGAGCTGCGTGGCCCGCACTTCTTGGACCACGATCGACTCGGAGGTGCCCTCCAAGTCGTACCTAGCATAACGCAAACTGCGCACGGCGCCATAGACCGTGCTGACCACGCCCCCGAGGTCAGCAGGGTCGGCCAAAGCCGTCAAGTGCATGGTGACACTCCACGCTCCTGGGGCTGTCCCATCCCAGACCTGCCACATCGGGTCGCTCTCGGAGGCGGACACGGAGAATACCACCAGAGGGAATCCCTCCATGGGATCCGCGCCATCGTCCCACAACGCCGTGTTGTCCACGTCTGGGACCACCGTGTAGCTCGGCAGCAGGGTTGTGAGTGCGTCGAAGACGAAGGTGTCGAAGTCCGGCGCGGCGATCACTATGTGGCCACCTCTGCCAGTCGAATACCATCACGAAGCACATGGACACCGCGGGTCCAGCGGCCCCCGCGGGGAACGTTGATGTGGCCCATCTCGATCGAGGACGCATCGCCGCGCATCTTCTCGTCGTAGTGGGTGAAGCCCACCCTGGCGTCGACTGCCCCTAGAGGCTCGGCCTGGATGATGGCCCCCAAGGAACCGTGGGTAGCCCCGAGTCCCCGGCAGATGGCTGCGTAGCGCTCCGCCGCGACGAGAACTGCGAAACGTACTTCGGGCATCCGTGCCACCCGGCTAGCCGCCTTACCCACGAGGCCTCCCAACGAAGCGAAGGTTGACCTGCAGATGCGCGGTTCGCCTGGAACCGTCGCGCTTCAGCGGTATGCCATCCATCTCGTACGAGATCCCGTCGAAGGTGATCAGGGAGTCGTTGTCCATCGCCCCACCGGGCCACGCCGACGTCGTCAAGAGACGCGCGTCGTACGTGGTGACGGTGCCGTTCGCGGCTATCTCACCGGAGCCCAGAAGGCGAAAATTGCACTTCAGAGGAACAGGGTTCCCTGTGTTGGTCAAGGTCCTGCCATGCGCGGTTGTCGTCTGAGACCGCCGCTGCACCAGCACCTCGTGCGGCTGCCGCATGTCAGATACCCCCACGTCGGATGGATCCGAAGGCGTGGTTGTTGTTCTCGTACTTGGACAGCGTGGCCATGTCCTCCGGACTGAAGCGGATCATCGCGGACTGACTGTCCGGGGCCACGCTGAACCCGTAGACACCGTCGGTCTCACGAATGCGCCCCTCGTTGACCACGTTCCGAAGGATGGAGAAGACCGCGTTGCAGACGATGCTGACAAGAGTGCGCCGGGAAGCGCTGCGGCCAGGCATGAGTTTGTAGGCGAGGGGGTAGTCCTCCTCGATGCGTGCGATGGCATCAAGAGCACGCTCGTGGGCGAAAGCGCGAACGGAGGGCTCTACAAGCCCTTCAACGTCGCGACGCTCGAGTTCCCTGTACCAGTCAACGTACTCCACCAGAACCACCTATCGTCAGAGTACCGGTGGGGGCCCAGCGCGCCCCAGAGAGGGTTGGGACGCGCTGGACCGTCTTGTGCTCAGAGGACGTTGGCGACGAAGGTCATGTTCACGCCAGGCATCGTGGGGATGGCCAACGCGTTGGTGCTGGCCCAGAGGCCGAACACGTTGTCCTGGTCGAATGCGTAGCTGAACAGACCGCTGCGGTCGGCCTCCGAGATCCCGAACTTCGGGTCGGTCGCCATCGGCACGATGCCGAACTCGGTGCGGCCGAACGCGGCCCCCGGGCTGGAGACCAACACGAACTTGTTGTCCGGCCACGGGTTGCCCATGTCCAGATCGGGAATCGCGTACGCGCGATCCATGTCGACGACCGAGAGAAGCCCGGTCTCCGTGCCGACCACCGTGACCAGGTCGTCACGACGGATGCGGGTTCCGACGGACGCCATGCCGGCGTAGGCGACATCAAGAAGCGCTGCGTTGGTGCGCATCGCCTCGTAGACGTTGTGCGACACGAGGGCCGTGGTGGGCAAGACACCACTCACGTCACGAGCCGCCTCCATCCAACCTTCGATGTCCGCGACGGGATCGGAGGTGGCCGCACTCCAGAGGTCCGCGCCGGCCAGAGTCTCGGTGAGGGACGCGTCTCGAGCGAAGTCGATGATCGCGCTCACACCGTTCTCGTTGAGCGTCACGGAGCCGTTCAGGACGGCGTCGATCCGCGCCTGCTCGAGCCGGCGAGCGATGGCTCGCGCGCCGTCGCCGACACGCTCCATGAGGTACTGCGCCGTCGCCGCATTCTTCTTGCCCTCGTTGTAGAACTGCGCTTGCTCGTACTCGAGCAGTCGGTAGTTCCGCCCGATCGGGGGAAGAGTGCCACTCAAACGAGCATTCCCGAAGGTCTGCCCAAGAGTGTTCTCGGCGTCGAAGTCACGGAACTCCGCGACGTCGGCCCCACTGGCGACACGCCGGTCGAAGGCGAAGTCCAGGCCGGGGTTGGTGCGCGCGGGGAACCACGGTGCAAGAGGCATCTTGGACGTGATCGTGTTGTACGCGACACGAGCCGCCGCTGACAACGAGATTGCGTTGACGAAGGTGCTGTTGTAGGACATTCAGATCACCCCTAAGCGCTCGTCTGAGTGGTACTGGTGGCGGCGACCGTGGTCGTGGTCGTGGTCTGCCAAGCAGACGAACCAACCGCGGTGTTGACCAGGACGACGAGGCAGTTGCCCGCCTTGACGTCGGCCAGAGTCACGTTGGAGCCCATCCCGAAGGGGAGCATGCCGGTGTCGACGACGGCCGCGTAGAGAAGTGCGCCTCCGACGGAGCCGCTGTACCCAGCGGGGATCTCGATGTCCCCCTTGAGGAACCCGGCCAGCAGTTGCGCGGACGGGTCACCGCCGTAGGGGGCGTAGGAGTGGTCGTCCTCGAGCCACGCGCCGGTGGCATCGTGGCAGGCCAGAGGGATGCCGGACGGGATGCGCACGGAGCCGTCGGCCCCGGTGACAGAGCAGTTCGCGAACGCGCTCAGTTTCAGTGTTACCGGAAGTCCAGCGTCATGGCCGAAGGACGAGCGCAACCAGCGGTCGTCCTTGCCAGCGGTGGCCTCCAGCCGGGTGCCAAAAAGACCCATCAGGTTTGCCCTTCAGATTCAAGTTGCTGTTTGCAGGATCCTACAGCCGGTCGGATCGTCCCGGATCAGGAAGTCGCCATCCGCTTCATCTCCGCGGCGATAGAAGAGCCGTGGAAAGTGGAGCCCTGTGGACGCAGATCCCTGTTGCTGAGAGTAGCACTTCCTTGGAACGGCGCCAAGAAGTCTGCGATCTTGGCGTCATCGGGCTTACCGTTCTCATCCAAGAAGGCCGCACTGTTGATGTTCGCCTTCAAGCTGGTCAGTTGAGCAGCGTTGAGGCCCACACCAATAGCGTCGAACTTAGCCTTGATCAACTCATCACGAAGTTCCTTGGTAACAGTCGCCCGCTCCTCCACGCGCGCAGCAGCCACCGCGCGCTCCTGTTCGGTCATGGCCGCCTGGGTGGCCTTCAGCTCCGCAGCGTCCTTGGCTTTCTTGGACGCAGCACGTTCCAGATAGAGCTGATGCTTGTAGTACGCCGTCTGCTGCTGCGGCGTCATCTCGGCTACGGGGGTGTTGGCCGGGTAGGTGGACTGCCCGGCCTCGGGACCGGCAAGATTCGCCGGAGTAACGGGCGGATCAGCCGGAGCCCCCTGAGGTGGTGTCTCCGGTGCGCCAGCGCCGCCGGCGTCTTCCTCCGCAGTGAACATCCTCAGGAACTTGTTGCGTTTCCACATGTGTTTTCCTCTCTCAGAAACTGACTAGAACCCAATACGACACGCTACGCCCGGCCATGCCCTTGCGCCGTTCGTACTTCACCCGATCGGACATCCTGGTACGCGCCGTCTTGAGCGCGGACTCGGAGAATCCCATCGCTTTGCCCGCAGTGATGACGTCCCGGGCTGGCGCTTCGTTGCCCTTGCTCTGCAGGTAGGTGACGATGAAGTCCGACGGGTCACCGCCGCCCTCGGGGGATTCGGCCAAGGAGAACGTCTCCATCTCGATAGCGCTGTCACCCCCTGAAGCGTCGGATGGCAACGGCTCCGTATACGTCTCCGTGTCACCAGCAGTGTCCCCGATACCACCGGGAACGGCGAGTTCGGGGCGCTCCTGCAGCTCACGAAGAGCGTCCTCGGCCTTCTGGATGTCCTCGGGGGTCATCTGCAGCACCAAGGACCAGATGAGGCGCAGCGGCAGAACACCCTTGAGGATGCCAGCGGTGTTGGCCCGTGACGCCATCGACTCATCCTCGAGAGGCGCCCACACCACGTCGAACGTCAGATCGGGTTCCCCGGTCACAGCGAAGCTGAGGGACATCATCTCCGCCAAGCACTCCGCGATACCGGTGCGCAAGGTGCGTACCTTCATCCGGTGAACCTTGTCCGCGAGATCTGCACCTTCCGCGGACTGCTGTGCGCTGGAGGGGTCGAGGATGTACAGCGGGGTCGAGGTGAGCGCGGCCAGATGCTTCAGTTCGGAGAAGGCCGCCCCGGTGAGGGGCGAGATGTCCGTGGCCCCGGTTTCCTTGACGTCGGAATCATCCCCCGGAAGAATGTTGGCCCCGCCTGGGCCCTGCAGAAGCTTGTCCGACCAGTTGATCTGGACCAGTTCGCCAGTATCCGTGTTTCGGTAGTAGAGCGGGAGGCCCTTCAGCCACAGTTCACGGAAGGACTGCTTGTCGATGATGACCAGGCGACTGAAGATCATGAAGTTGATGCGGTCGATCGTGGCCAAGTGCGGCTCGTAGATGCCTTTACCGCTGGGCGTGTACGCGGGTACAACAGGGATACGGGAATGCTTCGACGGCATGGTCGACCACTGCGCGTCGATGCCCTCCGCCACCGACCGGAAGATCTTGCCGTTCTCGTTCCGCCAGTACAACGTGGCCACGGTTATCCCCCGCGCGGCGTCCTCAAGCTCGAAGTACGCAGCGGTCCTGTCCCACGGATCGAACCAGGACGAGTCGACGTAGACGCTCCCGGACGGGAGATGAACCATCCGACCATCCTCGTCGACGAAGCCGTAGCCGTCACCGTGGTGGAGGCAATCCGTCATGATCGCCTTGGACTGCACGGACATGTGGTTGTCACGCCACTTGCGTTGAGCCTTCTTGTCAGCCGAGGTGGCGACAACCCGGGCTTCTTGGTCTACCCCGCTGTCGGGTTCCTCCGGAGTGTCGACCTCCAAGACCCGGGTAAAGGCCATGACGGACATGTCATCAACCACGGAGTCGACGATCAGCGGGCACATGTTGAGCCGCGCCATCTCGATGAACTCGTTGAACTGCTTCAGCGCCTGCTTGTCGTCCTTGATGGCCTCCAAGGTGGCGTAGTTCAATCCCTTGAGCGCGGCCTCACCACTCGCGTAAGAGTCGATGATGTCCTTGCCGGCGCGCAAAGTGCGCATCTGGTTGGAGAGGCGAGACGCCAGTTCCTCCACGGTCTCCATCAACGGCTCCTGACAGACGAGTTGGTGAGCATGCTCAGCGGTATCTCTGTGATCAGCCCGTGGTTTTCGTCCTTCTTGACCACAGACTTCGGGGTGTACGTGCGCGCAATAGCAGCCGCTTCCAGAGACAGAACCATGGCCATCGACGCGTCCATCTTCTTCGGGGAGTTCTTCAGCTCCTTGCCGATCAGGTTACCGGATCTACGCGGCCAGACACGAGTGTTGTTGATGTGACGTTTCAGCGTCGGATCCGCCGAAACCTTGAGCCCCATCGTCTTGAACAAGGTGGTGGCGCGCTCCACGGCGTTCGCCATGGCGAACTCCCGGTTGGTCCACCACATGATGGGGTGCTCCCTGGTGGAGGGCGCCAGTGTCGCGCCGAACTCCATCTCCCACCGCTCGATGGGATCCTTCCAGTAGGGGGGATCGGCGAAGAAGGCCTTCACCTTGTAGGTGCTGAATGCCTCGAAGACGGCGCGATCGGCAGCATTCTGATCCACCGTCCACAGCGTCGCCTCTTTGGGGTCCACTGGGGCTTCCTGGATGTGGAGGAGTTGGACCAGGTTGTCCCGAAGCCTTGTCGCTACGAGCGCTGTTGAGTCACCGGTAAGGGACCCGTCGAAGCCGAGAGCGATCTCGTCCCCGGGCTGCAGGGTCTCCGCAGATGTCACCTTCTCGAGGAGGGCGTGGTCGATCCACGCCGACGCCGCGGCCGACAGCGCGTTGAGGTAGTACCGGATCGAGTCCCGCACATCCTCACGCGGATCATAGAAGTGGTTGGCGATGATGTCGTCGACACTGAGCCACGCCGCGGCCTCTCCTTGCGCCTCCATCAGGGCGGCACGCAGCAGCGCCTCGTCGCCGACATCATCCAACTTGATGGAGCCGTACTGGTGCAGGAACAGCAGATTCGGCTTCTTGACACGCCCCTCGCGGATAGCCTCCGCCAAGGTGTAGGTCTCCTCGGCGATGGACATGGCGCCCGGGTTGTACATGGTGGTCGTCTCGAGCAGCCAAGGTTCCTCGAGAGGCCGCTTGGACAGGTTTCGCTTGATCGTCGTGTAGAGGGACCGCAAGCGTGGGGTCGTCCACAAGTGCGTCTCATCCGCAGGGACGAAGGTCTCCTTGCCACCGTCCTTGCTGGCTGCGCCAGCGGTGGACGCATAGACGAACCCGTGATCCGTCGTCTCGATGTACGCGTCGAAGGCCGCAACGTTGAGGTCCGAAAGTGGCCCCTCTTGGAAGTTGTGCAGGACGACGTCGTAGACGTTCCCCGTCTGATCCTCCTCGGTGGCCAGGCACCGAATGAAGGGTTCGACGACCGGGCGCCCCATGGGCTCGCCGGGCTTGTAGATGTAGGTCCGACCGAGGAAGTTGTAGGTCTCCCCGCCCACCGCCCAACCGGCGAAGCGCGCCGGCCCGACAGCCTCGAAGCACGTCAGATACCCGGCCATGCCGGACTTGTCCGAGCCCTTCGGCTTGGAGTAGAAGACCGTGTGGTAGAGCCGCCGGCCAGAGTCGGGGTCCAGCGCGTACATGTGCAGCAGCTCGGAGAGTCTTTCAGGCCCGAAGCGTACCGGTTGCCCGCGGACAGAACCGGGGCCATAGACGACGAAATTGCTGATCCACCAGTACGCCAAGCGCCCCAAGGAGTGGGCCATCTTATCCTTGGGGTGCTTGATTACCGTACGCGGCACGCAGTGGTCCTTGTCACTCCAGCAGTTCCGCGGTGAGGTCCGCAAACTGCTGATCGAACTCATCCATTGCGGACTGCGCATCCACCGCAGTCGGAAGCGCCGTTGTCGCATCCCCGGAGCCGATGCCCACACGGATGCGCCGGCGACTACCGGGGGTTGCGCCGAACTGGGCTGTCATGCGCTCGAACGCCCGGTAGGCCTGCATGTTGCCCGTGTCGTAGTAGTCGTTGAGGTGGACCATCGCCAGGATCATGTTCTGCCAGTCGATGTCGGTGTTCAACAGCTCCGCCATCGGGCTCAGCCGGAACGCCATGTACCACTGGCGGACCTGGGTCTTCCACTGGGTGTTGGAGGGGGACGTGTCCGGCAAGGGCGGGCCGAGCGCGTCCACCCGCCGAAGAATGCCGTCCGAGGCCTCGTACCCGTCGCCGGACACACCAACGTAGGTGTAGCCGGCACGGGCCTGCCTGTCCGCGCGGCTAGCCGCGGACTGCTGCGAATATCCGGCTGGCATGTCTACTTCCTCTTCTTGAGCCTGGGGTACTTCTTGTAGACCGCGGCCTTGACGGTGGCCTTCTCGTAGGTCGATCCGTACTGCGCCACGCGAGCCAAGGCGTTCCGCGCGTGTGCCAAATCGTGAATGGGGTACCGACGCTTCGCCGGCAACGCGAACTGGCTCTTGCGCAGCTTGTCGCGGGCCTTCTCCGTCAAGACAGCCATTCGTAACTCCCCCTCACCACAAGAGACCTGGATGATCCATGGAGTCTACACCGGTGGCGCGCTTCTGCTTTCGCCGCAGGGACTGCTGCTCCGCGGCGAACTTCTGGGTGAGGATCTGGTGGTGCTGCCCACAGATGGCGACGAGGAAGCGTTCCTCGTCCAGATCACGACCGCCGTTGCGCCCAGCCTCGATCAGGTGATGCACCTCGGATGCCGGCGCGGGGCACCGGGTGCCGTCGACGACAACGCGGCACCGGTGCCCGTCCCGATCGAGAACCTTCTTGCGAATCACCGCCCAGTTGGCCGGCAACCGCCGCCTTCGACTGCTTGTCGCCCAAGCCATCAGCCCAACAGTCCTCGGTACTCGTCGTCCACGCCCTCCATGACACGCGAGATCTGGTCGTCGGAGAACGCCGCGCCTGGCAAGGCCCAGACATGCGCTGGTCTGCCCGGCCCGTCTGCCGGGCCCGGCATTGAGACGCATTGCAGCGCCTCCAGCGCCTTGCGAACACGAGCAGCACTCCAGCCGCCATCCGTCGTGGCAGCCTTCTTGATGTCCGTCAGCGTCGAGGGTCCCTCGGAGTGAAGGTACGCGGACAACCACGCCACGAGTTCGCGATCTTCCCGACGCACCTCGTTCGACGCCCCGTCGAGCACGTCTTGCGCGTCGATGTCTGACTCCCGCCAGTCTTCGATCACACCCACGGTGTGCTTCCAGCCCGGGATGGCCTTCGACGCGAGGCTGAACTCGAACGTCTGGCCAGCCCGCTCCGATCGGTTGTACTTGTCGATCTTGACGTAACGGCGCCCGTCCTTGTCCTGCACCACGGCCCACACGCACCTCGCGGTGTCGCGGTAAGCCGCAGAGCCGGAGATCATGTGCGAGATGTTGCCGGACATCTTGCGCCAGTGGTTCACGCACAGGATGGTGGCGCCTGTCTGCTGGGCCACCTGCAGCAACGGATTCAGCAAGCGCCTCACATCGGCCTGGTTATTCGGGTCCATCCCGGCGGACATCATCGACGTGATGACGTCCAGGATGACCAACTGGACGCCGGTCTCCCGGATCACCCGATGGAGCAAGTGGATGTCCTCGGGGAAGGAGGGCACCCCTGTCTCGAAGCCGTCCTTGTCGAGGAAGAGCTTGAACACCATGGAGAGGTCGGCCTCCGCAGCCATCAGCCGGGGCACGGTGTCCATGCTCCAGTCGTCCTCGTCCATCACCATGAGGGTCTTGATGGGCCCCTTGACGTCGCCGTCCATCTCCCCACGGCTGGCACGCGCGGCCAGCCACGCGTCGAGGGTCGACTTGCCGATGCCGCCCATGCCGGAGATGACCGCGAGGGACCCGAGAGGGAGCATGCCGTACCAGAGTTCGCGGGGCTCCTCGATCGTCGTGGATGCCGCAGAAACGACCCGGAACCGCGGGGCTGACTTCTCCTCCACCTTCGGCTTCTGCGCCCGTCCTGACGCATCCTCGTCGGTCTCCGGGGTATCCGGGAACATTCGGTTGATGTCTTCCACCGCTGCAGCAACCCCGGCTTTGCGCCCAGAGTCGATGGTCCTCGAGATCTCCGTGGGTCCCATCCCGGCGTCCATCGCAGCGAGGACAAGCTGATCCTCGACGACGCTATTGAGGGAATCCGATCGGGCCAGCGACCATGCCGCTGCGTTGAGCGTGTTGTTCCGTTCCCCTTTGGATGCCCGGCGAACGGACTCGACGATTTCCGCCGCGCTGCTGCCGAGGAGCAGCCTGCGCTCCGTGCCCGCGTCCAGAGGCCACTCGAGAGGTGGCTTGCGAGGGTTGAGGAGGGGGCCCTCGAAGTGCCGCGGGTGCCAGATGGTGTCGGAGCATCGGGTGGGCCAGAAGTTGACCCGGGCCACCTGGTCGGACACCAAGTCGCATCCGGGGAGCCAGCCCATGGCGCGACGGGCGAGCTGCGGGTACAGCTCTGGCTCAATGGCCTCCGAGAAGGGCCAGACGACTCGGTAGCGCCCTGGTGTGTGGGTCTGGTGAACGACGCACTCGAGACCCAGCCCCTCGACCAACGCCATGAGATCCCGCGGGGGGTTGTCCACGTCCAACACGAGCGCCGTGCGGTTCACGATGTCGGACGCCCGGTGCCCGCCCAGTGATCTACCGGCGATCCAGCCCCCGAGGCTGCCCTTGATCGCGGTCTGCTGCTCCTTGGTGAGAAGTGCCCACTCCGCCTCGGTCTCCTGCGTCGCCCAGTCGCGCATCAGGCGCCGGACGAGCTTCGCCCACGGGTAGGTGTAGGTGCGCCACTTCAGTGCCGTGTGGCTCCCCGTGCAGAAGTCCAGTGTGAGTTCTGCAGTCATGTGTTCGCCTGCAATCGTCGAATCGTCATAGGTCCGCCTGGTCTCTATGTTCTGCGCGTGTCCCTGCGACCGCGTGACCGCCACCCTAGCATGTCGGCGCAGGATCTCGCCCGCCGATTTCCCCACTTCAGGCCCCTTGCATGCGCCTACGAGCGAGGTGTACTCTCCCGCGCGCGCGCGAGGCTAAGGGTGTTTGCCCTAGTCAGGCCCGGTTCCTTAAAATGGCTCGAAGCACAAGCACACGCTAGCATTATCGTTGTGGGGGTCCGGTGGGCACAAATTAATTCTAGCGCGTCAAAGTCTTATAGTGACCTCAATAAGCGACCGCGAGGGCTTATTCGGCTCAACTAATAACGACACGCTAGCATTATCGTTGTGCCTGGCCGAACGAAACCTCCGCTCGCGAGAGGGTGTTCGCCGGCGTTCGGAGGGGGCCGGCCAGGACGTGTTGCACCCCCGAAAGTGGTGTGCTAGGGTGATCCCCGATGAAGTACTGCGGTCGTCAGGGGAAAGCCGCTCACTCCCCACCACACGACTCCAGCCTCCGGGATCCCTGCCCCGGGTGTTGCGCAGTGTTTCTGATCTTGCCCGGCGATCTTCCCTGCTCACCGGGTAAGGGAATTGGTGCAGTTAGCTAGACGCGATGAGGAACTTCCCCTCCTCTGGACTGTTGGGCACCACCAGTTCACTGATGTCCAGGGGGCCGGTTCTGAGGAGTCCCGGCCCCCCGGGCATCGCC